TTACCTGGTGCTGACGGGACATCTGGGCAAGCTATGGTCACGGATGGTAGTGGTGCATTATCATTTGCAACTGTGGGAGGAGTTGCCACTGGAGGTTTAATTGAAACAATTACTGGTCAATGTGATGGAAGAGTTGTAGTTGGTGCATCAGGTTCTTATACTTTTCCAAATGTTACAGCACTCCAAACCACAACTGATACATTCGCTGATCTGACAGGAAGTTCAATAAGTTATACACCTCCATCAGGAACTAAAAAAGTTGTATATAGATTTTCTACTTTTCATAGTGCTTCTTCATATTCTGGTATTACATATTTTAGATTAACGGTAGATGGAACAGAAGTAACACAAGCTAGAGAAACTATAGCCTATGACTATAGTTCTAATGCACATTCTGTGGGAAGATTAATACTTGAATATACTTTTATAACTGATGCGAGTTCACAAGATGTTGCTAATGGGAAATTTACTTCATGGTCAAGTGCAAAAGCACTAAAATATCAAACAAGAAGGCATGGTAGTAGCTATACAGCTAATTTTCACACCATAAAATATTGGAATGGCAATGTTGATTCTAATGTAAAAGTACCAATGCTTACTATTCAATCTTTCGCATAATTATGAGCACATTAAAAGTAGACGCAATCAGACACAATAGTGCAACGAGTGATGCAATCACAACAGCTGCAGATGGAACTTGCACTGCAAAATTAACTTCGGTGGCAGGAGGTGGACTTTCTCATAGGAACAAGGTCATAAATGGTGGAATGATGATTCATCAAAGGGGAGATGCGTCTGCTACTGGCTCTGCTGCTTATCTATCCTGTGACAGATTTAAAACAAATAATGGTTGTGGAGCACAAGTAGCTGTAACAAAATCTACAGACACCCCAGATGGATTTTCTGCTTCCACAAAATGGGATTGCACTACAGCAGATGCTTCAATCGGTGCAAGTGATTATTTTCTTATTCAACACAGATTGGAAGGACAAAATATACAAGATTTTGCAAAAGGTACTTCATCTGCAAAACAATTTGCACTTTCTTTTTATATAAAAGCAACAAAAACTGGAGTTTATACTGTTGAATTAGAAGATGTTGATAATAATAGACATTGCAGTAAAACAATAACTGTTTCAGATACTAATTGGAATAGATATAAAATTATTTATCCTGCAGATACAACAGGAGCTTTTGTTAACGACAATAATTTTTCACTTAGCATTAACTTTTGGCTACTAGGAGGGTCAAATTATACTTCTGGAACATTACAAAGCAGTTCTTGGGGTACTGGTGCTACTACAAGATGTTCTAGTTCTAATGTTAATGCAATGGATAGTACTTCAAATAACTTTTTTCTTACGGGAGTGCAACTTGAAGTTGGAGACACAGTAACTACGTTCGAGCACCGCAGCCATGGAGAGGAATTTGCACGTTGCCAACGCTACTACCAACAATATGTTAATATTTCTGCGGTAGGATATGTTCCAAATAACAGTAGTAGAACTTACTCACATGGTTTCTTTTTCCCTGTTGAAATGAGAGCAGCACCAACCATGTCAATTACAAACACTGGAAGTAGTAATGGACAATATATAACTGATGGAGCCACTAATAGATATGTCTCATCAGTGCTTTCTCAAGGTTCAAAAACCACTCATATGTCAGTATCTTTTAATATATCTGGAGATTTATCAGATTATCGTGGAGCATATCTGTTTGGCACAGAAAATACTACTTATCAAACAACTTATAAAATAGAAGCAGAACTTTAATTATGGCATTTCCAAGTAATCCTATTTACAAATTAGTAAATGACCCAATCTCAGGTGAATTACTTAACATTAGAACAGCAGATGACAGGTTTATTCCAATCGCAGAAGATAATACCGACTATCAAGAATATTTGGAGTGGGCAAAGACCAATACTGCAGAACCCGCCGATTAGCTTGACAAGTATCAAAAAATACTTTATAATAAAAATGTCTTTAGCATCCTTGTAGATTTGGGACTAAAGATACTCCCCTGTGGTGGGGGGAGTGTGTTGGTGGTAACACAAAGGGAGGGTTTCCTCCCTTTTTTATTTTTATAAATCATTATTTAAGGCTAACAACAAAAATGAATTTCACTGTGTTTTCTAAGAAAGGATGTCCACATTGTGAGAAGGTAAAAAAGATATTAGAGTTGACAAGTAGTAAGTTTGTGGTGTATAATTTGGATGAACACTTTGATAAGAAAGCATTTAATGATGAATTTGGATGTGGTTCTACGTTTCCACAAGTCATTTGTGATGGTAAAAGAATAGGAGGGTCGGTTGAAACAGTTAAGTTCCTCAGAGAACAAAAAATCATTACCGTCTGAGCTAAATAAATCAAACCTCGAAATTAATCGTGGTTTTGAATTTATCCTCAATGGGGGTAAAAAGAAACAAGTGAAACCATTTTCATTTGTTTTTGATAAGATATTCAATTTCTTTAACCGAGAGGTTGGTATCTACTTTGAATTTTCTTTGTCGAAAAGAAAATAACATTACCAAAGGAGTATCATGGATATTCAAGTCCTGACCGCACTTGCCTTACCTATTTCAATTATGTTTTTCATACTTGGAGGACTCATAGGTTGGGTAGCAAGAGACTATATGATGAATTATCGAGAGATTCCGAGACCACATCCTGAGATGTTTGACACTAATGGAAACTTAGTACCAGATGAAATTGTAGCATTTAGATTTGAAAACAATTATGACAACGACAGCGAAGAAGAAGACGACTAAAAAAGATCCACTTGAACTTCCTTTAAAACCATTTGCTTTTGAAGTATTTCACCTTGCATCAAAGCAAAGGTCGAAAGCAAAGAAAGTTGAGGTGTTGAAAAGATATGAAGATCCATCACTCAAAGCACTTCTTATTTGGAACTTTGATGAAACTGTAATATCAGTTTTACCAAAGGGTGAAGTGCCATACACAGGATATGATGAGCAAACATCAAATAGTGGTACTTTGTCAACAAAAATTTCTCATGAAGTTCGTAAAATGCATGAGACAGGTTCTTTTTCAATGGGAACAAGTGATAAGCAAGGACACACTACGATTCGTAGAGAATTTAAGAACTTCTATCACTTTTTAAAAGGTGGTAATGATTCTTTGAATAATATTCGTAGAGAAACTATGTTTATTAATATTCTTGAGGGATTACATCCATTAGAGGCAGAGATTATTGTGCTTGTAAAAGATAAAAATCTTGAAGAAAAATATAAAATATCAAAAGAGATAGTATCAGAAGCATATCCAGATATCACATGGGGTGGTAGATCATGACAACTAAAACTAAACCAGAGCCAAAAGAAAAGAAAGAATTAATTTGGACAAGTCAAGAAAAAGAAAATCATAAGAGTGAATATGGTTGTGAGATTGTTGTAGAGAATGGAACTCTTGAACAAGTATCAACTACTAATGCACCTACTGATGCGTGTATCGTTACTTATGAATACAACGAGAAGGTCTGTCGTGATCTCACTAGAGGTTCAAGAGTTCATTTGTTTGATATGTATTATGATAAGTTTAAAACAGGTCTAAAGATCATAGACTATGGTAAGGGAACAATCAAACCTGCATTGTGGGGATACAATAATCCAAAGACCAAAACCAAAAAACGAAAGTGATTCCAAAAAAGGGGGAAAAAATTTCCCCCAAAATTTTTCGTGTGTAGGGTTTTCTGTAACAAAAAATACAATACTACTTGCATATATAGTATGAATGTGTTAATATAAACACATCGTTCATCTTATGGGCATTTTTTTATCACTTCTACTTGCTAATCACGAACCAGTCCATTGGACTATTAAGTGTGAAGGGTGGAAAGAACTGTCTTACGAAATTCAACAAGACCAACATCTTGATGAACAGAGTAAGTTGGGACTAATTGACTACTTTAAAACGAAAGTAGAAGAAGAATGTAATTTTGAAGAACCATAAGACGCAAGTAAGCCGACTCGGAACGGGTTCGTTCATCCTCGCAAGAGGACGCAAAAGCCGACTGAAGGAACGGGAACACGGATCACTCGAAAGAGTTAAAGGTGCAAAGTCCAATTACTTTAGGAGAAACCAAATGGCAAAAGTCACATACAGAGGGGTTCAGTACGATACTGAAACTCGTGTACAACAACAGCAACAGCAACAGCCTCAACAAAAACAACTTGTTTACAGAGGTATTGAAGTTAAAGGAGGCAAGTGATGTTGGTAACTGCAGAAATTCTCGTGGCGAGCGTAGCATTTCTAGCATTAATCTACGTTGAAGCCAAACTCTTGTACAGTTATAAATAATTGTTACAGGAGGTAAAGACAAATGTTACACTTATTAGGTAAAGGAATACAACCAGAATGGAACGAAGAGAAGCACGACATAACTGAGGTCTTTGCTTTTCTGTGCTATCGGGGAATTCACTACGCAAAATGGGTGAACATAGATATTTTCCATGACACCAATTGGGAAATACATAATCCAAGAGGAAAGGGTTGACCTTTCCTCTTTTTTTGTGTATACTATGTAAAAGTCATTTATTATGGAACGTAGTAAATTAAAAGATATTGTTCGTAGTCTCGAACTAATGGTTGATGCATTGAAGGCAGAGGTGTATTCTGATGTAGATTCTTATAAAAATGATGAAGCACCAAAATCAAGACTGGATTATGATGAAATGTATGATGATGGTTCTGACTAATGGGTAGACAAAACAATTTAATTAAGTTATTAAAAAAATTAATTAAGAATGATTATCTATATACAGATGAAAAACTTAGAGAAATGAAACAAACTCTAAGGATTGCAGAAGAAGAGTTTGCAGAACTTAAAGCAAAAAATTCAAAGGGATTTAAATGAACGTTAGTCTTATAAGCATTACACCCGATGCTGAAAAAACGATGGCACATATCGCCAGAGTTTCTAATCCAAATAATCAAGACAATCCAAACTATGCAGGATTATTAAGATATTGTATTAAACACAATCATTGGTCAGTATTTGAACAATCATCTATGACATTGGAGATTGAGACCACAAGAGCAATCGCAGCACAGATATTAAGACATCGTTCTTTTACATTTCAAGAGTTCTCTCAAAGATATGCACAGAGTAATGAACTTGGTAAAATTGAATTACCAGACTTAAGAAAACAGGATTTAAAGAACCGTCAGAACTCAACAGATGATCTCGATCCTTTCGTAAGACAAAAGTTAGAAGCACAAATGATTACTCTGTTCAGTTCTGCACAATCATTGTATAATCAGATGATAGAAGAGGGAGTTGCAAAAGAGTGTGCTCGAATGGTATTACCTTTATGTACTCCTACAAGAATATACATGACAGGTTCATGTCGTTCTTGGATACATTACATTGATCTTCGTTCTGCACATGGAACACAGAGAGAACACATGGATATTGCAGAGGAATGTCGTAAAGTTTTTACCGAACAATTCCCTACAGTGTCAGAAGCCCTTGAATGGGTCTAAATAACTATACATTAATCAATTATTATGGCAACATATCCTGTAGTTAATACAAAAACTGGTGAACAAAAAGAAGTGGTAATGAGTGTGAATGATTGGGATCAATGGACAGAGGACAATCCTGATTGGTCAAGAGATTACTCAGATCCATCTACAATGCCAGGTGTCGGAGAAGTTGGAGAGTGGAAAAATAAACTGATAAAAAGAAAACCAGGTTGGAATGAAGTATTAGAGAGAGTTCAAAAATATCCTGGTGCTCAAAAGCAGAAGATTGATTAATGGGAAGAAAAAGAAATGGAGATCAACCCATTGGAGTTGGGTTGACAGCAAAGCAAATGCGTAGAAAAAAACCAGTAAATTCTGAATATTTGGTTAATATTGAACCAATTACAGAAAATCAAAAAATCTTATTTAATTCTTACAATGAAGGTAAGAATATTATTGCTTATGGTGCTGCAGGAACAGGTAAAACTTTTGTTACTCTGTATAATGCTTTGAAAGATGTATTAGATGAAAATACACCTTATGAGAAAATCTATATTGTTCGTTCATTAGTCGCAACTCGTGAGATTGGTTTCTTACCAGGCGATCATGAAGATAAGTCTGACATATATCAGGTTCCTTACAAACATATGGTAAAATATATGTTTCAGATGTCATCTGATGCAGACTTTGAGATGCTTTATGGTAATCTGAAAGCACAGGACACAATTAAGTTTTGGAGCACCTCATTTTTAAGAGGAACAACACTTGATCGTTCAATTATTATCGTTGATGAATTTCAAAACTTGAATTTTCACGAATTAGATAGTATAATGACAAGAGTAGGAGAAGATAGTAAAATCTTCTTCTGTGGTGATGCATCTCAGACAGATTTGCAGAAAACCAACGAAAAAAACGGTATTGTTGACTTTATGAAGATAATTCGTTCCATGCCATCATTTGATGTAATTGAATTTGGTATTGATGATATTGTTCGTTCTGGAATAGTTAAGGAATATCTGATTGCAAAATTAGAAATGGGTATGTAATGTTTGATCATGTTGATTTGGATTTGCCTTCTTTAAAAAGGGAGACAATAGATGGAGTTCGTTATTATTCTGTACCTGATGAAGAAGAACTATTAAAATTAGTTTCGATTACATCAATTACAAGTCATTATAATAAACAGATCTTTCTTGATTGGAGAAAGAGAGTTGGTAATGAAACAGCAGATAAAATTACTAAGGCTGCTACGACTCGTGGAACAGATATGCATACTCTTACAGAGTATTATCTGAAGAACGAGGAACTGCCCAAAGTCCCTCCTATATCTGACTTTTTGTTTAAAATATCGAAAGGTAAATTAAATAAAATATCTAAAATACGCACTCTGGAAGGTGCGCTATATAGTAAGCAGTTAGGAATTGCAGGAACGGTTGATTGTATTGCAGAATACAACGATGAGTTAGCGATAATAGATTTTAAGACATCTAAAAAACCTAAACCACGAGAGTGGATTGAACACTATTTTGTTCAAGCAATGGCATATGGTTGTATGCTGTATGAGATGAAGGGTATATCAGTTAAAAAATTAGTCATTATTATGGCATGTGAAAACGGAGAATGCGTTGTTTATGAAGAATACGACAAATCAAAATACATCAAACTCCTTGGACAATACATTAGAAAGTTTGTTGGGGATAAACTGGAACTCTATGGAACCGAATAAAGAACTAGAAAAAGCTATTGCGAATAAGTTTGTAACTCCACAGAAGTTTGCATTGGACATTGAGAAAATTGTGGTTGATGAAGAACTCAATTATATTGATGCGATCATACACTATTGCGAAATAAACAATATTGAGGTAGAATCAGTAACGAAACTCATATCTAAACCTTTGAAGGAAAGATTAAAGTGGGATGCAATTCGTCTTAACTTTATGAAAAAGACTTCGAGGGCAAAACTACCTTTATAATGAAAAAATCAGAGTTAATTCACTGGAGACTTCAAGCAATACTTAGGGAACACAATATGCCAGATTTACAATATCTTGGTGTCAGACCTGATAGTATTGGTATCAATCAACATTGGTATATGATAGGTGATAATGAGGTTCCATGTGATGCAATTACAGAATTAAATAGTGAAGATGTTGAAGAGGAAAGTGACACCGTTTGAAACTTATCAAACTTATCTTTC